TACAATTGCGACCATAGACGATAATCTTTATATTCTTATCCTTTTTCATGCATTCGTTTAAAACATTTATTTCATCATCTATGTTAAGAGTGTTTTTAATCAAACATTTCTGATCATGTTGTGGTAGTGTATTGATAATGATGTTATTAGCATTTGAAGAGAGATTTTGCATGTCTTCATAATTTATCTTTTGAACAGATTGACTATTACCCATAATAAAAAACATAATATTTACTTAAACAATTTATTTTATTATGTTTTTTGTCATTTAATTAATTGAAAGTTACCGTAATTTTAATTTCTTCTTTTTTGATACTCTTTGCTGCCGATATAGACAGTTCTTCCCTCTTCTTTCTGGTCTTGTTGTCCACGCTGCTCTCAGACTTAGAACTATTCTGTGTATTCTTCTTCGATGTGCTATTTCTATTGTTCATATCTTTCTCAATAGCATCGTAATTATTCTCAATGTAGTCAATAACCTTGTTTTCTAACCCCCATTTAAAAAAGTTCAGTTGTCCAATTGTAGTTTGGATTGATGTTCCCTCAGTGTATGGTATCGTGATCCTATCCCATCTACAAAAAGGATCAAACCGTCTTTTAGAATAGGCTTTTAGCTTGAGCTTGTAATCAATATAAGGTTTGAATCTTTCAATCTCTCCATTTTTATTTTTCAAATTGTATAATGTGAAATTCATTTTTGCATAGTTCGTAGCAAACCAGTCAACGATTCTAAGAGAGATTTTAGATTCACCATTTATAATGTTTAACATTCTCTCCATATTGTTATCCTGCTTATAGAATTTAAGCAAATTATTTAATAAAAGGTCATTTTGTGTCGTACATGTTGTAGCCATTACTAACTATATTTTAATTATTTTTAAATACTAATTTATAAGATAATTATTCCTGTTTATTGATTTTTCTAATTTCTTTTGATGATTTAAACCTATCATAGTCTAAATCCTGCCTTTTTATATTGCAATTAAGGCACGATATAACTACGTTATCGTTGTTATGTCCATGGTTGTTATCAATTCTATCAAGAGTCCACTGTTTTTTCTCTCCTACTCTGTCATAAAAGAGTAGCATATGTTGTTTACAATACTTGCATTTTAGTTTAGACCCTAAAAGTAGTTCTATCATTGTCTCAAAAGTTATAAATGTATCTTCATCATATTTTTGCTTATTGACATCTTGGTATTTGTAACCTTTACGTTTTTTCTCTAAGACTTTAATGACATCTTTCATCTGGTCAAACTCTTGATTTAGATATAGTTTTCTTAATACTTCTAGTTGTTTATTGAAATCAAGCAATTCTTCATCTAGTGCAAAGTCATCTCTCTTAGGATCTTTTATGTTAAATACTTTATCAGTATTACGTTTACCTACTATATTAATCTGTTTACTTTCCATTCTGACTATACTAATTTTTGATAAAATAATTATAAGATTTGACCCAAAAAAGGTTAAAATTAACACGATATTAATATATAAATGAGCAAAGCCGACAAGACTGATGAATGTCAAGAACTAAAGAATATTAAGTATAAGACGATGCTATTAAATGGAAATGCTGTATCTGATAATACTACATATGCCAATGTAGATAATGTTGATCAGATTATACAAAAAGACAATAATGTAAACAACGAGAACATTCCATGGAACAAACTTGATAAGACTACAAAAATCAACAAACTGAATTTATTTGTTGATAAATATTGTAAGGACAACAAGATTGCATCTGAAAAGACAGCACTTAAAAAGTATCTTAAAGAGTGTCTAGAGAAGAAGCAACTTTCAAGAGTTAAGGATGTAGTATACGACAAAAGTAAAGCGATGATTACATCAATCCCTAATCTGGTTTTTAATAAAAAGTCAACGAAGTTTACAATGAAAAAATCAGACAAAAGGCTAACAACAAGCAAAGCTTTAGCCCCAAAAAAACCTCGCAAAGTCAAAAAGACACTTAAAGAAAATAATAAAATTGATAGTGAATTAAAAGAAAATTAGTATATATATACAGCATGGTCACAAATGAAGACGTTGAGAACATCATTAAAAATAGCTATGACATTGCATGTGATGTTTTGAATGACAACATAAACGAGATCTCGTCTTATGACTTTTCGGAGAACTTCAAGAACAATGTAACTCAGATTATGAGCAAAAACTTAGCTACAATCTATCCAGATACAAATTTAGACGATGTAATAGATTATTGTGTTTTAAATACCCTGTCAATAATTTACAACACATTCATTCCTAAAAGGTCACATTATGGAACCTATACAAGCGGAATGCCGAACGTAAGTCATATAGCTGAAAAAATTGAGATACTGAGAAATGTCTATCAACCTGATCAGAGAACTGACGAATGGTATCGTTTTCGCTATAACTTGATTACTGCCAGCAACGCTTGGAAAATATTCGATACACCAGCGGCTCTAAATCAGCTGATATTTGAAAAATGCAAACCTTTAGATACAAGCAAATATCAAACAGTGAATATAAACTCAGCTATGCATTGGGGACAGAAATACGAACCATTGTCAGTTATGTATTACGAGTCAAAGTATAAGACAGTTGTTGAAGACTTCGGTTGTATCCCACATCCTAGAATCAAATGTCTAGGAGCATCTCCAGATGGGATAAATGTTGATGAGACATCGGAACGCTATGGTAGAATGCTTGAGATCAAGAATCCTGTATCCCGAAAACTGACTGGTATTCCTAAGAAGGATTATTGGATCCAAATGCAGCTCCAGATGGCCACATGTAACTTGCCATCGTGTGACTTTCTTGAAACAGTCTTTCAAGAATATGAGACTAAGGAAGAATTTGACTCAGATGGATCATTTACCAATACAGATGATGGTAAGATGAAAGGTATCATAATGTGCTTTATGAAGGACACTAAGCCGCATTATGAATATCTACCCCTAGGTTCATCAAACCAAGAGTTCGAGGCATGGGAAGCAAAAATTATGGAGCAAAACTCTGCTAACACCTGGATAAGAAACAGTTACTGGAAATTAGCGGAAGTAAGTTGTGTACTAGTAGAGAAAAATGACTTATGGATTAATTATGCATACAAATTGATAGATGATGTATGGAAAATTATAGAAAAAGAGAGAAAAGAAGGATATGAACATAGAGCCCCCAAAAAAAGGAGAACTACAAAAGTCTCGCCTGTATTAGAATCTACGGGTTGTTTGATTGATGTCAAAAAACTAGATCTTGATCAAGAAACGGCATTTACTGAATAAATAAATTATTGCCTACGCGTTCACTATTATAATAGTTTACGCGAATATCGTTGTTGTCAACAGGTGGCGGAGAAGGTGGTGCAGGTATATCTATTTTTTTATCGTTATATAATCCTCCACAGAAAATCGCAGGGGAACATGTTCCATTGTTTGGCGTTGCCCAGTATCTTACGTTATTGGTCTCCTGTTTGTATGATCCAACAGGATTTACAGGATAATATTTCCATAGCTGCTGTGATCCTAAATTAGATACCATCGGATCTTTTTTTACAGGGTAATCTCCATATAAAATTGGATGCTCAGATACACACGGACTGTTTCCAGGTTTCAATGGTTCAAAGGATTCTAATACTTTTGAAGAATTGATACTGCATAACAGTAAAACACCAATTATTACTAAAATGATCAATACTTTCATTACTTATAATATATACAAAGAATAATTTGGGTGAATGGATTTAAAATAATTCCTACAAATATACATAATATGGATGTTTTTAGGGAAACGACCGTCATTAAGCGCAGTGGCAAAAAAGAAGAGATGTCTTTTGATAAGATTTTAAATCGTGTCAAGAAATTAGGTGTGGAAGCCAACATTTCAATTAATATCACGCCTCTTGTAGCAAAAGTAATTGACCAGCTATATGATGATATCCCTACTCACAAAATTGATGAGCTCACTGCCGAGCAGTGTGCGACATCTGTAACACAACATTTGGACTATGGCAAGTTAGCGAGCAGGATTGTCATTTCAAACAATCACAAAAACACATCTACTAGTTTTAGTGAAACGATGGAACGTCTCTATAATTTTAAGGACATTCATGGTGATCATAAGCCGCTGCTGTCTGACTCGCTGATTAACATTGTCAGGAAGCATAGCAATGCACTAGAACTTATGATAGATAACAGCAGGGACTATCTTATTGATTATTTCGGTTTTAAAACATTAGAGAGAGCATATCTAATGAAACTAGATGGTGTAGTGCTTGAGCGTATACAGTATATGTGGCTACGTGTTTCTATTGGTATTCATGGTGATCCGCGGTTGCCGACTGCCGAGTTCCTCAGTAAGATTAAGACCACATACGATCTAATGTCGCAGAAATATTTTATTCATGCGACGCCAACTTTATATAACAGTGGGACACCAAGGCCACAATGTAGCTCTTGCTTTCTTTTAGGTATGGAAGAAGATAGCATTGATGGAATTTATAACACGCTAAAGAATTGCGCGAAAATCTCAAAGTATGCAGGAGGAATTGGATTGCACATTCACAATATCAGAGCAAATGGAAGCCACATCAATGGAACAAATGGAACTAGTAACGGCATAGTTCCAATGTTGAAGGTTTTCAATGATACCGCGCGATATGTAGATCAAGGTGGTGGCAAGAGAAACGGCAGCTTTGCTATATATTTAGAGAATTGGCATGCTGACATATTTGACTTCCTTGAGTTGAAGAAAAATCACGGTGAAGAAGAAACCAAGGCAAGGGATCTATTTTACGCTTTATGGCTCTCAGATCTTTTTATGGAAAGAGTTGAAAATGACAAAGACTGGACGCTAATGTGTCCACATGAGTGCCCCGGTTTAGCTGAAGTATATGGAGACGAATTCAAGTCCCTTTATGAGAAATATGAGGCAGAAGGAAGAGGCCGAAAGACGATCAAGGCGCGCCAATTATGGTTCAGTATACTAGATAGTCAAATGGAGACAGGGACACCATACATCCTATACAAAGACGCGTGTAACAAGAAATCAAATCAAAAAAATCTAGGAACAATTAAATCTAGTAATCTTTGCACAGAGATTGTTGAATATTCGGACTCTAATGAGACTGCCGTTTGCAATCTTGCTTCTATTGCATTACCACGTTATGTTCGCGAAGACAAGACGTTTGATTATGAAAAGCTACATGAAGTTACTAAGATTATTACTGAGAACCTAAACAAAATCATTGATATTAATTTCTATCCAACAAACAAGACTCGCAAAAGTAATATGCTTCATAGACCAATCGGTATTGGCGTTCAAGGTCTTGCAGATACATTTATTCTTATGGGCGTAGCTTATTCAAGCGAAGAAGCTGCGAAAATCAATAGGGATATCTTTGAAACTATCTATCATGCGTCAGTTGAATGTTCTAATGAAATGGCTATAAAACGACATGGCATTATGGTAGCAAACAAAGACGCAATCGCGGATCATGTAGCATCATCTGATAGCGATCTTTATATCTCAGGTATAAACGTGACAAAGAATGAATCTGTCGCGTTCATGAAAAACAATAATACTGGTGGCTCTTACAGCACCTTTGAAAACTCTCCCACATCAGAAGGCATCTTGCAGTTTGATATGTGGAACGTAACACCGTCTGATAGATATGATTGGCATGGATTGAAGACCAGCATCAAGTGCTTTGGGATCAGAAACTCCTTGCTACTCGCACCGATGCCAACCGCGAGCACTAGCCAGATACTGGGGAACAACGAGTGTTTTGAACCGTTTACCAGTAATATCTATTCCAGAAGAACAAATGCTGGTGAGTTCGTCCTAGTTAATAAATATTTAATGAATGAGCTTCAAGAATTGGGACTCTGGAGTCAGAGACTGAAAGACAATATAATTGCAAACAAAGGTAGCATCCAACATCTTGACATGATAAGTGATGAGATAAAGGAAAAATATAAGATTGTGTGGGAGATACCAATGAAACATATGATCAATATGGCCCGTGATAGAGGCGCATTCATCTGTCAAAGTCAAAGTCTCAACCTGTGGCAGGAGAACCCTAATTATAAGTCTCTAACTGCGATGCACTTTTATAGCTGGAAACAAGGACTAAAGACTGGTATTTACTACCTTAGGAGAAAACCTAGGCACCAGGCTCAGCAGTTCACATTAGATCCATCCACCACCAATGTAGAGCGTAATGAGAACGAGGAAATATGTGAGATGTGTTCAGCCTAATATCCATATTTATTATTTACGCCTAGAGCTTTTACCCCTTTTTTTAAAGGTTTTTTTCAACTGTTTTATCTGTTTCTTCAGATTTTGTTTTCTTTTTGATAACTGCTTCATCTCTTTCTTAGTAACTTTACCACTTGCTAACTTTTTTACAATATTAACTTGTTGCTTGACTATGCCCATAATCTCCTTATTATATGTCGGAGGCTTTGATGGCTTGTTCTTAGGAGAAACGTAAAGAGTTCCTCTCCTTTTCCTGCGCTTGCTGCCACCCATTATTGCACAGCTGAATCCACTTGGTTCATCATCACATGATACTTTGGTAGAATCTTCTATTACTATATCTTTTGGAGATACAAGTTCCTTTTGAATTTCATCAAGCACATCTTCTTCATCTTGTGGAGCAGGCTCAGTAGGTGTAACTCCTATGAATGCACAAGCCTGGTCAAGAACATCATTGATTTTATTTACTTTAGTATCCTTCCCTCCTCGTCCATTTACTATCTTTAGAACCTCACGAGCTACGACAAGAGAGAATTTGTATGGTGTCCCCTTTTTGGGAGTGTATGGCTTCAACAGACAGCTGCTTATGTTACTCCACTGGTCAATCCATTTAGGATCATTACGATGTTTAATGTAAAATGCCATAAAGATAATACCGAATATACCACAGAAACCTGGGTTAATATCCTTGGGTAAGGGCTTGTCAGATTTGGTAAAATATGCTGGGTTAAACGCACCATTAGGCGCAGTGGTAAGATATGCATCAGTAGAGTCGTTTCCTGTGCTGTCATAGAACCTCAGAATGCTATCCTTAAAACCTTCTTTTCCATTGGCATCAAAGAAACCCCATCCCTTTGGTAACCGAACATCTTTGATTACAATGATAGAATGAGAACCATGTTTTCCTTCATTAAAGTTAAGGATTTTGAACTCACGATCTTTCAGATCAGTCAGTATAGTTTTGGTAAATCTTTCATCATTGGCATCTTTCCATCTATATCCGCTATCATCCTCAGGAACAACACTAATTTGTTTCGCCGAAGATGCAGGAGCCAATTGTTGTTCAAACTCAGGAATCTTAATATTACACTTGTTAAACATTAAGTTTGTTCCTTTCGTATCTTCTAAAAAAAGGGGATCTTGTTTTGAAGACATATATATATTATCTAGAAAGTATCTGTTTATATTTTTTCCATGGTGTCCAACTGAGATCTAACATCAAAAATACAATAAAGTAAATAAAAAGAACCATACTGTTTACAGTTTCACTGTTATAATAGGCATCAAGAGTGCAATTAAATAGAAGAGTTAATCTATATCCTGAAACAGGGAACCACAATACAAGAAATATAGTCTCGGAGTTCTTCTTGATCACTTCTACATCAGTGCTACGTTTAATGCTTTTGAACAGAAAAGGTATATGTATGGAAAGTGCCTTAACTAGAGCTTCCTTCCTCTGGGGCATATTCATGTTAACTATAATCACTATTAGGAAGAGACCTAAATGATGGAAGGTTATATCGTAAGACTTGAGTGTATATCCATATTTTAATTCTTCATACCATTTATATAAAGTTATCAGAACTTCTCCATTGATTACTGTATTAACGGAAATAAGATTGAGAGAATACAGAAATATTGAACAACATGTAAACATATTTATAAGACTAACCTTCTTGTAGAAAATCCTATGCTCATCTAGAGTGTGGTGCATTGATTTATTTATATATACTTTAGTTTATTAAATCAGTTAAATATCTTAAAGTATATATAAATAATGAATGTATTTTCTGAATTCTTGTATATTATCAACAGTTATTTATGTTTTTGGTATTATACTTACATCTACGGAGAATACCCACTTAGCTTCTTGCTATTATTGAACAAGGAAACGATAAGTTTCGCACTACATAGAAAAGAAGAAATCCAAGAAATGTATAAAAAGATACCATATGATGAAAAAACTAGATTTGTTAACAATGTCAAAGATCAGCTAAAAGAAAATAGTGTTTACCTTAGAAAAAATGATTTTCCATATAATGTTCCTTGGTATGTCAAACATTATGTCATGTGGATGAAGCCTGGTCTTACAATGAATGATGAAGCATTATGCTGTGCGATAAAGAGCAGTATCATAGCAGAATTTAAAGTTCCATTAAAGTTTGTTTATTTCAGAAACGCAATCAAAAACAAAAGTATACCCGAAATAGAACACTATCATGTATTTATAGTGAACACCTTTTAACAAGAAGTCCACCAATACGCCGATTTTTATATCCAATATCTTCATTAAATCTTAGTTTGTAAAAACACCGAAAACAAATCAGAATATCAATAAACGAATCATGTAGGTTCCTTGGTGTTCCATTAAATAAGAACTCATGTAATTCCACAAGAGTTGGATATTTAAAATACTTTTCTCCGGATCTTTTATTAGTCGCTACGATCTTACATAAGTCAACTGAATTTTTCATAGTGCAGTAATAAGCTTTGTTGTTATAAAAACCGTGCATTAGTTTGTTTCTTGAACATTCTACCATCATCATTTTCTTGTCAAACTCCAGATTATGTGCGACTACAATATCTGCCACATTCAACCAGCGTTTAAACTCGGTTATTGCATGCTTAATGTCAATTCCCTCACGTTTACATCTTTTTCGGTTAATTCCGTGAATCGCTATGCTTTCAGGAGAGATATCAACTGTATCGGGAACATCTATAATATAATCTCCTTCCTTCAATACTCGGTTGGTATCGCTTTCGTATACAAGATAGCTTAGCTGCAAAATATGTGGCCAGTTTGATGAATCATGAATTTTTCCACGGCGATCTTTTGGAAGCCCTGAAGTCTCAGTGTCAAATATAAGAATATTTTTGTTTGGACTTTGACATGATGCTGAAGTGGTCATATTGATATAATATATTTTATAACTTTTTATTATATCAATTTTTTAAAGTATTTATGTATTGTTTCTCTCTGTTAGCAGTTTATATATTTCACTTTCCTTAAACATTTTAATTTCATATTCTAATTTTTCAATTCTATGCATGGCTTCTTTGAAAAACGATGGAAGAATAACCGTAAGCGGTTCGTTTTGAATAAATTTGCTGTTTACTCGTTCTCTCCAAATTTCATTCCATGACTCGTCTGACTGTGAACCTAATTCTTTAATTTTATCTATAATATAGTTTGTGATTTTCTGCACCATGTCTATCGTAAGGGCATTGTGTGATTGCATCTGTTTGAAGTAATCAATGTCTAATGATTCGGCAATCTGTTGGTGCAGATCAACACGCTTAGGAACCAAAAGGCATATTCTTGCTCGTATTTCTTCTACCATTGCAAATGTAGTTCTGAAATCGTTGTTACTTATATCCTTTTCCATCATGTCCCAGTATGCACGCTTCATGCCTGCACTTAAACGGGTTTCTAGATCTTTCATGAAACTTTCTCTACTTCCCATGTTATCAAGAGAGAAAATATTTTTCACTCCTCAATTTTAATTACAGGCACATTAGATTCATTTGAGAAATACTCAACTAGATCGTCATTGCGATAATCATTGATATAGTATATCTCTTTGATTCCTGCAGCACAAAGAGCTTTCATACAATCTTTACATGGATAATGCGTGATATACGCTGTGCTGTCCATTGAACTCACTCCTCGCTTTGCACAGTCAGTTATTGCATTCATCTCAGCATGCACCGTTGCCATTTCGTGTCCGTCGCGTATTTTTTGTTCATGAGGACAACCTGGTAGATATCCATTATAACCTTGAGATACTATGCGTTTATCTTTTACCAGTAAACATCCTACATGTAGTCGCTTGCACGGAGAGCGTTTTGCGGTTATCTCGGCTATTTGTTTAAACCACGAGTTCCAAGATAGACGTTCTTCCTCCATATATATATATAATCTACATAGTCTTTATATGAGAAAAACTTTTGAAATTAGTGTTCTAATGATATTTCTCTCTATTGTAATAATTGTCTATTCAGTTATCAGGTGTAACAACAAAGAACTGAAAGATCCTTTATCAACATATCCGTTTGGAGGACAAGGTACAATGATGGCTGATGTACTAGACGGATGGAGTTTGTCGCATTTTACCATGTTTACATTGTTCGGTATTTATTTTCCTGACCATTTTGCAGTCATTATTATGTTTGGTATTCTGTGGGAATTATTTGAATTCTTAACGTCTAATAGTGGCATAGATATCCCAATATTATCATGGTTTAGAGGAATTTCTAAATGTAACGCATTGTCTGAGGAAAATAGAGATGGTCATTGGATGTATGCTAAGATATCAGACATATTTGTCAATACATTCGGATTCTGTGTTGGTCGTGTTCTATCACAATCACGATTGATAAAAAATATAATAAAGAAAAACAATATAACTCCTGTTAATCTATCTGTATCACTGACTATTTTATTTGCATGCGTTGTATATTTGTATAATTTAAATGTTGTTTAGATCTTCATTTGGTTTGGCAGTATTGCATGGTCTATAGCTTTTTCTATGCCATTGACTAATACCATGTTCTTTTATTGCGTCCATATGTTTCTTACAACCATAACCTTTATGTTTGTCAATACCATATATTGTTGAAAGAAGTGGATGCTTCTCACATATGTCCGCAATGTATTTATCTCGCTCAGTCTTAGCAAGGATGGATGCAGCTGCGATGGCAGTGAAAGTGTTATCACCGCCTACTATACATTCATGAGGTATCTGTCGCGACACAGTGCCATCCCATTTTAAATATGGCTTGAAATCAGAACCATCTATAAGAAGTTGATATTCAACATTTTCGTGTTCCGCGTTGATTTGTTCCATAACATTTTTTATAGCATTATGCATAGACTGTAACGTTGCCTGGCGTATATTAATCTTGTCAATAACATCTGCATCAGCATACGTTACACTCCAAGCAGTTGCATTTTCTTTGATATACTCCGCAATACGATTGATCTTGTTTACTGAATAGAACTTTTTGCTATCTTTCATTTCATGGTGATCAAACGAATCGTCTTTGGGTAGAACCACAGCTGCTGTGTATACCCGTCCAAACAAAGGTCCGCGACCTGCTTCATCAACACCAATTTCTCGGGTTGGTAGATCTTGATAGTATTTCTGTAAAGCCATTCTGATATTTTAGAATTATAATAAAAATTTTCAATTATTTAATATAATTCATAAAAATTTTCATATACAATATATATATACTGATGAAGATGAATGCAGTCTATATTTTAATTGGTTTGATATTAGGATTAGTTGCCTGCTCTTGTTTAGGAAAAATGCGTGAGGGATTTGATCATGATTCTGAACAACCAAAGCAAGACAACAAAAAAACTGGTCACAAAAAGCAGCTTCCATCTGATAGTGTTGGCAGCATGCGTATGCCTGGTCAAGAAGATGATGAAGGCGAAGTAGGCGCCGTGAATGATGCTGATTATGAAGATCATAGTGGGAGCAAATATGCTAGCGTAGGTTCAAGCAACGCCACTAGCTCAGCTCTTCCAAAAGGCATCCCAGGTAGCCAGATCCCTAAGGGAAGTGAGGACTTATACATACTGAAGTCAGAAGTGGTCCCACCTGTATGCCCTGCTTGTCCAACTGTTATGGATTGCCCTAAGCAAAAAAAATGCCAACCTTGTCCTCCTTGCGCTAGATGCCCCGAACCAAATTTCAAATGCAAAAAGGTTCCAAATTATTCAGCACCAAAGAATAATACATTACCGATGCCATATTTGAACAGTTTTTCATCATTTTAAACTCTTCTTTTAATACATTTTTTATCCATTTGAAATGTATTACATGAATTATCTTGTGGCACAATTTTAATGATACATTTTGCTTTCTTACCGTATAATGGCTCAGTGCATCCTCTTTCCTTCTTTCTCGTTTTATTGATCTTTGCCATTTTTGGATTATCTACGCAACGAGCTCTAAAGTGTTCGTATCTCTCTCTTACATCGCAGTATGTGAGGCCGGATTTCTTACCTAACATTTTATTAAT